TGAGAATCCAATGTAAGCAATCAGATTCGACTTACACGGATTTTGGAGTTTTGGACGCGCAAAACACCGTTGTCGTCTTAAGTGCTCCCGGCGTTTTTAGGGCGGTGAGAATGCCAAGCGCTGTGTCGTTCGGAGTAGACCGCTCGTAATGCTGCTTACTTCGCCGCTATCTTCGCCGTTGAAAAACCCCGCTAGGGATGTGTTTTCGCCTGCGCCCCTATCCAATAGTCTCCTTTGGGACGACAGCACTGCTGTCTTGTGGGACGACGGCTCCAAGATTATTTTTTCTTAGGTCTATATGCCAGATTCCACCATATCTTCCGCGCCTCTCGCTACCTTAGCGGGTACCGAAAAAATACCATTGTCTCAGGCGGGGGCGAAGGGGCACACTACCCCAGAAGCTTTGAAAGCGTTTGTCGGTAGCGTCGAACTGTTAACTGCGGATAGAAACTACTACGTCAGAACAGACGGCAATGACAGCAACACTGGGCTTGTAAACACTTCTGGCGGCGCTTTTTTGACTATCAATCGCGCCATCGCGGCAACCGCCGCGCTATTCCAAGGCGCATACACCGTGACAATCAATATCGCGGATGGAACCTACCCGGTAATCGTAGGCGCGGCGTCTGCACCTAAATATAAGATCGTGGGTAATGTCGTAAACCCAGAAAACGTGATCCTCCCTCGGATCAGCGTTGAGCGGTCTACAGTCGAAATCGCTGGCGTCACCCTTACCGTGGGTGTCGATATTTCCACCGGGGCAAAAGTCTACATACACGACTGCCGCACTGCCAACATCAGCGCTTTCGTCAACTCCGCCTGTTATGCCGAAAACATAAAAGTTCTTGCCGGTAGTGACGTTTTCGCAAGAGCTGGTTATTTCTCCTTGCTTGAGCTATATGCTGTAGACATACCTACAAGCGTTAGTTTTTCAGGATCGTTTGCGGCTGCGACCACTGGCGCATGGGTTGGGTTTGATGACCAGCCTACAGGAACCGCAACAGGAAAACGATACGAAGTCACCGGAAATGGGTTTATGGAAACCTACGGTGGCGGTGCTAGCTTTTTGCCGGGCAGCGTGGCGGGCACGACGGCCACGGGCGGCCAATATGTTTAGCCCCAACCCGCGCCGAAATATGCGCGCCTTCGCTATCGTTGCCGCGCTCTGGTGCTCACATGCCAGCGCCTACCTCGGCACGTTTGACCCGCAACCTTATCGCAATGTCGTAACGATCAAGTTTATCGACTCGCAATTCGCGGGCGCGTCATGCGCGATTGAGGCCGCAAAAGCACAGCCAGCTTACGCGTTGCTATCGCCGCTGATGGTGCAGCTAACCGCGTGCGCAATCACCGAGCCTCCTACTGTCAGGGCGCCGATCACATTCGGCCCCGGAAGCATCTATGCACTCCAAATCCTCGCAACACCCGACGCATTGCTCGGTCACGAAACACGGCACATTTTCGACGGCCAGTTTCATCTGCCTCTGTTGCCTTTTGCTGACATCGTGCGCGACAACACGGACAGTCGAAATGCTGCCGGTAAACAACATGACTAAGACGTGCGACGCTCGCAAGACCGCAGCGCGCAACGATAGCGGCTGTCTGGAAAAGAGCGGTGACCGCTGCACGATTTGGACGAAAGACAAAGCCGTTAGTTATTCCGATTTCGGCGCGCTCGTAAGAGGGTGCATTAAGTAAATGTCAACAAACAACACCCTAACAGCAAAGGCCAACGAGGGCGAAGGCACAGACGCGCTTGCGCAGAAATTAACCAAGGGTAACTAATGGGCTATCAAGTCATCACGCCGCCGACGGAGCCGGTGACGCTGGCCGATGCTCGCCTGCATTTACGCGTTACCGACACCGCAGAAGATGCGCTGATTGGCGTATGGATTACAGCAGCGCGCGAAGCATGTGAGCACTACACACAGCGCAGCATCGGAAGCCAAACGCTAGAGCTTCGTTTAGACGAGTTCCCCGATGGCGCAATCGATTTACCAAGATCGCCAGTCACCGCAATCACGTCGCTGAAATACATCGACACAAACGGCACAGAACAAACGCTAGCGCCTTCCGCGTACACGTTGGACACGTTCAGCCACACGTCATGGGTTATTCGCGCATACGGTACGGAATGGCCTGAAACGCTAGACGCCGCAAACGTCGTGCGTGTCGTCTATGTCGCAGGCGCGGCAACACCACCGGCAACCGTTAAGGCTGCGATGCTTCTGACAATCGGGCATCTCTACGAAAACCGAGAGTCTATTGTCATTGGGCAAACCGCCGTAGAGCTTCCGTTAGGCGTGAAGGCGCTACTCGACACCGTGCGGGTGTGGGCGTTATGAGAATTGGCAAGCTGCGCCATAAGGTCGAAGTACAGCGCAAGTCGTCAACGCGCGATACCGACGGCGGCGAACGCGTCGAATGGTCAACGATTGCAGAGCCTTGGGTGGCAATTGAGCCCGGTGCAAATCGCGAGTATTGGGGCAGCGAGCAAGTGCAAGCCGAAACCGGCGTTCGTATCCGCGCTCGATACCCGCTAGACGTGTTGCCGCAAGACCGAATCAAGCACGGCACGAACTATTACAACGTTCACGGCGCATCTGAGAAATACACAGAGCGCCGCGAAATTCACATCATGGCGACTATCGGGGTAAACGATGGCCGCTAGCTTCAAGATTTCCGGCGGCGTTGAATTGACGCGCGCATTGGAAGCGCTTAACGAAAAGGTCAAGAAAAAGATTCTGCGCTCTGCGGTTGTTGCGGGTGCTGCGGTCGTGAAGAAACGCGCCAAACAAATCGCAAAATCAAAAGGCATTGAAGATACCGGCGCACTGATTCGCAACATCGCCGCAAAGGTAGAGCGCCAACGTAGCGACACCTACGCACAAATCAACATCGGCGTGCGCCACGGCAAGCCAAAAAAGGGCGCGAAGAATCAAGACGATCCGTTTTACTGGCACATGCACGAATTCGGCACTAGCAAGATGTCGGCACGCCCATTCATGCGGCCTGCATTCGAGGAAACGCAGCAGGAAGTAATCGACACGATGGTTACGCGGATTAAGCAAAAGTTGGAACAAACCAATGCTTGAAGTCTCGCTATTCAATCTGTTGTCGCCGCTGGTTAGCGGTAAGGCTTACCCGCTCATGGCAAAGCAGGGCACCGCCGCGCCGTTCATCGTGTTTAGCAATATCTCATCGGTTCCCGATAGTTCTATCTGCGGATCCACGCGAGACAGCGACCGGCTTTTCCAAGTCGATTGCTATCACCAAAACCACTCAGATTTATGCACCTTGCGCGAGGCAACGATTGCCGCGCTGCATGGCTCATCGATCATTGAAGCCGTCGAAGGCTTCGCAACGGACTACGAACAGGATACGAAGCTTTTCCGAGCCTTGATCTCTGTTCGTTGTTGGGAAAACGCCGCGAGCGTTTAGTTACTTAGTTACACAAACCAGACCCGCTACGGCGGGTTTTTTATTCCTGAAAGGAAACAATCATGGCATCAGCCACACGCTTCGCGGGTTCCGAACTCTGGATTCCCGTCACCAAACCAGCTACTAAAACCATCACCGCCGTAACGAAAGCAAGTCCCGCCGTCGTATCGGTATCGACTCACGGCTTCGCGGCTGGTGACATCGTTTATATCGGCGCCGTAACGGGCATGCCTGAATTCCCGGCGGGTTGGTATTGGGTGGGCGCTCCAGCTGCGGGCACCTTCACGATCAATCTTGACACGACGGGCTATGCCGCAGTTGGTACGGGCGGCTCTGTCCAGCCGTACACATGGCAGAAGATGTGCGAGGCAAAGAACTTCAACAGTTCCAACCCTGCACGTCCTGAAATCGACACCACCGGCATGTGCGACTCGTCTACTACTTTCGAGTCCGGCGTTACGTCACTCGGCACCATCACTGTAAGCGGTAACAAATTACCACAAGGCACGGTGCAAAAAGCCCTTCGCGGCTACGAGGAAACGGGCGAAACCTTCCCTGTGAAGATCAATTTCCCAACTCCCGCAACTAACGGCGCTTACTACGTTCCTGTCTTTGTTCAAAACCTGAACTGGCAGGGCGCGGTAAGCGGCGTTTGGACGCTTGACGGCACCTTCAAAAAGGCCGCAGCCGAAGCGTTCTTCATCCCGGCCTAACGGCCTTTTCTCAACAGCCCACTTCGGTGGGCTTTTTTTATTTCTAAGGAAATCGAATGAGCGACATTCGCAAAGCAATTCACGCCCGTATCAGCGAAGGGCCACGCAAAGAAATCATCGAAGGACTTGACACGCCTGTTTACTTCCGGCGCATGCGCATGGATGACTACATCGCGATTCGTGAACTCAACGAACTCGACGAAGCGGGCAAGGCTAAAGCGCTCCCGCGCATTCTTGCAACGCTGTTGTGTGATGAAAGCGGTAAAGCCGTTTACGACGCAGCCAACGAAGAGGACATGAACGAACTCGGCGCGCTCGATTTATCGATGCTCGTCAAACTCAATGAGGCTCTTAACAAAAGCCCAAACTAGCACCGGCACTCCGCGAGTGCATGCGTCTGGCGTTGTCGCTCCGGCGGACGCTTGCAGAACTCGCGGAAATGCCGGGGCACGAGTTTGAACTTTGGGCCGAATACATGCGCACCGAACCCATCGGACAGCGCAGAGACGACATGAATTTTGCGCTACTCCGCATGCAAATCGCGGGCATAGCAGGCGCGAAAAACCAACGCATCGATGACTACCTGATTCCGTGGGGTGAACAACCCGAAGCGGAAGAAATACCTGTTGTTGAAGACCCTGCTTTCTACAGAGAGCAATTCCAAAAAATGGTGAATGGTGAATAACGAATGGCTGCACTAGGTCGCTTAGTCGCCGAGCTTGCGCTTGATTCTGCGCAGTTCACCGAAGGCTTAAAACGCGCTGAGAAAGGCTTTGCCGATTTTGAGCGCTCGATAGGCAAAGCAGCGACCGGCGCACTCACGTCTTTTGCGGGGCAACTACTCGCCATAGAGACGGCTTCGCGCGTTGCTGACGCTGCGATAAAGTCGTTCACCGAAACTGTTAAAGGGCTTGCCGCGCTAGACGACGCAGCAGAGAAAACCGGCGCAACCGTCGAATCACTCGCGAAGCTACAGGCTCAGGCCAAGATCAGCGGACAAGCGTTTGAAGGCATAGAATCCGCGCTTATCAAACTCAACAAAGGGTTGTCCGGCTCTGAGGATGAGACGAAGGGCGCGGGTAAGGCGCTTGAGTTCCTAGGCATCAAAGCCAAAGACGCACAGGGCAACTTGCGCGACTCTGGCGAGATCACGCTAGAGGTTGCGAAAAAGCTCTCTGAGTTCAGCGACAAGGGGCCGGGTAAAGCGGCTCTTGCTATGGATTTGTTCGGCAAGTCGGGCGCGCAGTTGTTGCCGTTGTTCAAGGATATGGCGAGCAACGCGCAAGAGCTTGAAAACGTCTTTGTTGGAAACACGGAAGCGGCTGACCAATACGAGAAATCGATGGCTCGGCTTGCCCTACAAAGCGAGCAATTGCGCCGTGTCGTTGTGTCGGAAATCCTACCGGCAATCAACG